CACAGCTAAGGGTAAGAAAGAAGCTAAGTCATATGCTATGAAGACAGGCGCTAAGATGACTACTCCTAAAGCTAAACCAGCTAAGAAGATGGGTTCGATGCGTGGCTACTAAACCCGGTTTGTACGCAAATATCGCAGCCAAGAAAGCTCGTATCAAGGCTGGCTCAGGTGAAAAGATGCGGAAGGTTGGCGCTAAAGGCGCTCCTTCTGCTAAAGACTTTAAGGATGCTGCTAAGACAGCTAAGAAGAAATAATGCCAAAGAAAGCGTTTCAGAACCCGGAAGGTGGTCTCAATCAAAAGGGGCGAGACTACTACAACAAAACTACAGGTTCTAAGCTCAAGCCACCAGTGTCTGCTAAAGAGGCTGCAAAGTCGCCTAAAGCGGCTGGACGGCGTAAGAGCTTCTGCGCTAGGATGGGCGGTGTTGCTGGTCCGATGAAGGACGAAAAGGGTAGACCAACCCGTAAAGCATTGGCATTAAAAAAGTGGGATTGCGGTTCAAAATAACTAATAAAACACTTGCTTTTTATGTAAAAGTATGATATACTTGGAAAAATATGGCAACTAAAAACTACTTAGAACTTACAAACGAAGTGTTAATCCGACTGCGTGAGCCAGAGGCTTCCTCAGTATCGGATAACGCCTATGTCAAACTCATTGCAAAGTATGTAAACGATTCTAAGCGTCAGGTTGAGGATGCTTACAACTGGAACGCTCTTTCAGAGACTTTATCTGCTGTTACAGCGACTGACATCTTTAACTATGTCTTAACAGGCACAGGGCAACGATTCCGTGTTATTGATGTCCTAAACGACACAAGCAATTTCGTAATGCGGAACGCTTCTACTCGTTTTATGAACGACCAATTCTTAATTGCTAGTCCAGCTAAGGGTTCTCCTCATTATTACAACTTTAACGGTACAAACAGTAACGGTGACACGCAGGTAGATTTATACCCTATCCCTAATGGTGTGTACAATATTCGTTTTAACGTCATTCGTCCACAGGTCGAGTTAGTCACTAACGCTGATAAACTCTTAGTACCGCACGAACCTGTTATTCTTGCTGCCTTAGCTAGAGCGCAAGCAGAGCGTGGCGAAGACGGCGGTGTTCAGTCGGCAGAGACCTATGCACTCTTTAAACAAAGCCTTGCTGACGCTATTGGTTTAGAGTCTGCACGGTATGTAGAAGAAGAAGCGTGGTATCCCGTCTAATGGCTGGTACATTACAAACTTCCTCGATTGCAGCACCGGGCTTTTACGGTCTCAATCTTCAAGAGTCAAGCATTACGCTGTCTTCTGGCTTTGCACTTAAAGCACAGAACTGCGTTATTGACCGATATGGTCGTATTGGTGCAAGACGGGGCTGGACTCCGCTGAACGCTACCAACAGCGACTTAGGTTCTAATCCGATTGAAGCAATGATGGAGGTCGTAGATGGTGGAAGCAATACTATTATATCAGCAGGTAATAACAAGTTATTCACTGGTCGCACAACACTTACACAACGTCTTGTCCGAAATGCAGACAATTCAGGAAACGCTACTTACACGATAACAGGTAATAACTGGCAGATGGCTGCAATGCCATATGGTGATGTAAATGACTTTCAGCCACACGCTTATTTAGCACAAGCTGGACATCCAATGCTAGTGTGGCATGAGTTACCTGTCTCTGGTGGAGACCCTCACGACCACGATAGCGGTACGTTTGGCTTTCAACAGATAAGTGATGTTGGTACACTACCAGCTAATCACAATAACGCATCCTTTAAACCTAATGCAGTATTGTCTGCCTTTGGTCGTATCTGGGTTGGTAACATTGTTGGCGATACCCAGACTGTTTACTTCAGTGACTTACTGCGTGGTTCTGACTTTACAACAGGTTCAGCAGGTTATTTAAACTTACAAGAAGTGTTCCCCAATGGCGATAACATTGTCGCTATTGCAGCGCACAATGGATTCTTGGTTATCTTTGGGCGTAACAACACCGCTATCTACGCTAACCCGATTGATACAGGTAGTTTAGTATTACAAGACATCATCTATAACGTAGGCTGTATTGCTCGTGATTCTGTACAGAACATTGGTACAGATATTCTGTTCTTGTCTGATGCTGGTGTTCGTAGTCTTGCTCGTGTGATTCAAGAAAAGTCATTACCGATGAATGACATCTCTAAGAATGTTCGTGATGACTTAATGGCTAACATAGCGTCTGAGGCAGATTTAGGCAAGGTTAAAAGTATTTATCACGAAAGAGATGCTATTTATTTATTGTCTTTACCTACTACACGCTTTGTGTATTGCTTTGATACTCGCTCACGTCTACAAGACGGTTCATCTAGAGTAACTATATGGGATAGCTTACGACCAAGTTCATTCTGTATTACGCAAGCGAAAGAGTTATTAATTGGTCAGACATCGTACATTGGTAAGTATTTTGGATACTCTGATAATGGTTCATCTTATCGTTTACAGTATTTTACTAACTACTTTGATTTTGACGCAGCAACTAAATTAAAAATTCTAAAGAAGATTGGTTGGGTCTTAATAGGAGGCACAAACCAAGCAGTAGCGGTTAAGTGGGGTTTTGATTATACAGAAGGTTATCAGGCTACTACATATGTCTTAGACACAGCCGTAGTCTATGAATATGGTGTTGGTGAATACAACATTGCTGAATACAGCTCAGGTATTGTCATTGACCGCTTCTCTGTCAATGCTGGCGGTCAAGGTACGATTATGCAATTAGGTTTAGAAGCAGACATTAACGGTAATCCATTGTCTATTCAAAAGATAGATGTTGCCGTTAAAGCAGGTAAAACAATAGTTTAATAAAAGGAACACATCGTGGCGGACTACTCAAAGGCAACTAATTTCACAGCTAAGGATTCCTTACCAACAGGCAACGCTGGTAAGATTGTAAAAGGTACAGAGATTGATACTGAACTTACTGCTGTTTCTAATGCGATTGCATCTAAAGCAGACATCAATAGTCCCGGTTTAACTGGCACACCTACTGCACCTACAGCATCTTCTGGTACAAACACCACACAGATAGCTACCACAGCGTTTGTTCTTGCTGCAATGTATCCAGTAGGCTCCATTTATATTAATGCAAGTGTGTCGACCAACCCTGCAACATTGTTAGGTTTTGGTACATGGACTGCCTTTGGTGCTGGTCGTGTCATGGTTGGTTTGGATGCTGGTGATGCACTTTTTGATACATTAGAAGAAACTGGCGGTTCTAAAACAGCAACATTAGTAAGCCACACACATACTGCAACAGTTACTGATGCTGGTCACTTTCATGGAGTTGACACACACTCACAACCTACCGGAGCTGGAGTTGGTATTCCTCAAAGTTCTGATTCTTCTGCTGGTAGCGATAGTGTAACTAAAACAGCCGTAACAGGAATTACTGTAGCAAACAGCACAGAAGGCTCTAGTGGTACTAATGCTAACGTACAGCCATTTATCGTAGTTCGTATGTGGAAGCGTACAGCTTGAGTTTTAAAGTACCTGTCGTCATTCGTGAGGACTATACCATGTTGTTAGAGCTTCATGCGGATTTAATATGGTTTCACACCGATGTTCGTAAATGGACACCGACAGTTAAAGCAAAGTATTTAGAAGATTTAAATTTATTACAACACTTAGTGTCAGTGCCTTTAGTGGCTATGATAGAAGAAACAAATACTAAGTTAGCAAAGTTTAGTAAAACAATAGGTTTTGAGTTTAAACAAGATTTCATAGGTCAGGATAAACAAATGTATCACATATATAGTAGGAGTCTATAATGGGTTCAGTAGTCAGCGCAATCGCAGGTCCAGTACTTGGAACTGTTGGTGGTTTAATATCTGGTGGAAAAGCTGCAGACGCAGCTAGAGGACAAGCAGAAGCGTTAAGAGCTGCTGGAGACCGTGCCTCAGCAATGGCGCAGTTCAATCCTTATGGGATGACTACTAACTTTGGCACGTCTACGTTTGCAGATGGACGAGGTAGTTATACACTTTCTCCCGAGCTACAGGCGATTCAAAATCGTTTATTCGCTGCTACTGGACAGTATGACCCTACACAGATAGGAATGATGGCACAGCCTTTAACTGGCGGCGCACAGTCCTTATTTAATCTTGGTCAACAATACTTAGCCACTTCGCCTGAAGCAGCATCACAGCAATATATGGCACAACAACAGGCTTTGTTACAGCCTTCTAGAGCTGCTGATTTTGCTAGACTACAAGCAACTAACTATGGTCGTGGTACAGGTGGTTTGGCTGTTAATACAGGCACTGGTGGCGCTCCTTCTAATCCGTTAGCACA